ACAGGGTAAATACATCTTCTTTGAAATATCTACCTGTTTTAACAATGCCTTTGCTTCTGTAACGGAATTTTTCGTCACAGCGATCAATTGTAATTCCGTACTCCTGCATGAGAAGGTTCGCAAGCTCCTGTTTCGTCAGAAGACGTTTGTTTGCTGCGCCAAGAACTGCGGTCTGCATTCCGGTGTTGTTTCTCATGTTGTTAATCATTTTAAGAGAGGTAATTGCCTTATTGACAACATAGCCGCCATCTTCTGCAAGCTGAACCATTTTCTGAATATCACCCATAATATCAGAATCTGGTTTAGACCAGTCTGTAATGGTAATTTTTAATTCAGACGGAACTCCAAAATCAATAGTCATGTCCACTTTGTTTTCTTTGATAACAAGTTTTCCAGTAGACAGTGCCTGTCCTTTCATAACTTTGGTTCTGGCAAGGACGGCCTCAAAAAGGTTTGTCGCGTCATCGAATACAAAGTCTGTAAGTTCCTCATTATCTGGTACACCGTTCTCGATAGCCTGTTGTAAGCTCTCGGACTGATTGAGCTTCCTTTTAATGAGAAGTTTCTCGGTCAACACCTTTTCAAAACCAGGTCTGGAACCGATTTCCGCTTCGGTGTCAAGGGCGTGTACAAATGCGATTTCCGGAAGCCGCTGTCCGCTCATAAGTCTGTAGTATTCAGCCTTCCAGTAATCTGTTTTTACATCCGGGAAAATAGTATCAAGGATTCCAGGTCTTTTAACAGAGAAATTCTGGGAGAAATTAAGTCTTTCTTCCTCGCTGATTGCTTCTAATACATTGTATGCCATTGCTTATTATCCTCCTTAAAATACAACTTCGGTTTCTTCTACAAACACAATTCCAAGTGCCTGTAATTCAGTTTTTGCAGTTGTGTCAACAGTTGCGGGAAGTCGGTCTTCCAGGACACGTCCGGCAACAATAACGGAAATTGGACGCTTCTCATCGTCTGTCATATCCACATCTTCAAACACAAGACCTTTTGCGCCGGTTGCGTTTGTTGGGTATACGGAACCTGCCTTAATAATTTTTCTGTCATTAACTGCAACTGCATTTGTCTGATCTGCTGTGTAAGTTTTGAGTACAAGTCCTACCTCAGATTCAAGGATATTCGGGGTAGATTCGTACTGCTTAATTTTCATGAAAGCCATGTTTTAAAATCTCCTTTTCTTAGAAATTAGCTGGTGCATTATCATCAGCCGGTTTTGCATCTGGGTTCATGCGTGCCGAATACTGTTTAGCGTACTCAGACGCTTTACTAGTTTTTTCCTGTTTGCCACCGCTACCACCTCCGGGATTCGGAGTATTTTCCAATGCTTCTTTCTCCCAAGCTGCTTTTGCGGTATCAAGTGCTGTTTTATTTGCTTCGGAAACTCCCTTAACAAAAGTTTCGACTTCTTTCATTGCATCTTCTGGTTTCTCATACGGTGCAGATGCGTATGCTTTAATAGCACTCGCGTATGTTTCGGTTGAAAGTCCTGCATTTGCGAACATAGAAGTAATTTCACTGGTAAGGGCTTTTTTGTTGGATTCTGCAAGCGCAGCTTTCAAATCAGCTAACTCCTTATCCACTGCTTCCTTTTCTTTCTTGCGTTCAGCTTCTAGCCGTTCTGCTTCGGTCATGTTCTGCTTTTTCAACTCTTCCAACTCTTTTTCCAGGGAATCTGCTTTTTCAGCTTTTTCCTTCAGAGAAACATTTTTGTCTTTCTCTTTCTTAGTTTCAGCAGAAATAGAATCAAGAAGCTTAGAAACCTGTTCCTCGGAAGGTTCTGCAACTCCCATACCAATAAGTGCCTGTTTTGCCTGTTCTCTTGTCATTGAAATCTCCTTTCTTCCAGTCCAATACGCTTTTTCAACACGGTTCGCTCCGCACATGGTCTGTACCCGATTTACGCTCACGGGCTGTTGCAATTTATTTGATTTTGGGTATTAAAAAAGAAGCCTTAGATTTCTCTAAAACTCCTTAAATAATCGAAATTTGGTTCATTCTTCGTTAGATGGAGAATTTGCCATTGGTTCTGTTTTGGACGGATTTTGAAACTTTCCGTCAAGTAATTGCTGTGCTTTCTGCATTTCCGCTTCCGGGTCTGCCAGTTCCGGGTAAATAGTTCCCAGATACGGTAAACTCATTTCGTAGACTTTCTGCGGATCACTAAATAGCCCACAAGTAATCAGTGCAATAAGCGGATGAATTTTATTTTTGAACAGATAATCAAGTGCTTGTGCTTTTACAAGCATATTGTCTGTTGGGTTTCTGGTTATCTTTACATCAAAATCTCTGGTTGAGATATTAACATCATTTGATGTACCACGGATAATATTCAGAATGATTCTAGCAGATTCCTTTTCAGCTTCCTTGGTGAATGCTTCTACCAATTTTGCATCTCTTTCTGCGAAGTCCCATCCATTACGAAGGTATACAGCATTTCCTGTATCCCCTCCGCTATTGCTTTGGCGGTTTGGCATTGCTTCCACAATCAGCATGTTATTGTAGATATCATCCTTTGCAACCTGGCTCTCTGATTGATTCAATTCAGCGGTCATCAGTTCAACATCCGACTGACAGCCATTTCCAGTATCTTTAACAGAGATGGCGCCAAGTTTTACCATTTCCAAAAACTCGTTTTTATCTACCTCGCAGTTCTTGAACTTCATAAAGGATTGCACAAACTGTTCAACGCCATTTAATCTATCAGACTGGTATTTGTTGATTGCATCAAATAATGTGATTGCAATTTCAACGTCCGAAAGCCTGTCATGATTATTCGGGCATTCAACAATAGGAATCCCACCAAAACCGTTGATGCCATATTCGGTTACTTTTCCATTCGTGATTTTGAAAAACTGGTTCTTTGAATAGCATAAGTAGTATTGTTGCTCATCTTCATCCTTCAAAATCTGAACGGACAGCATTGGTTTTCCGTTCCTCTGCGAATATACAATGTAACAATCACCAGGATACGGAATAAAGATTCTAAACGGCGGTAAATCTCCGTTTTCTGTCCAGTCCTCTTCTTTCAGAATAGCCTTATAAGAAGTTCCTGTTGCACTTTGGTATATTGCTCTCTGGATGTTTCTTGCATCTGCATTGGCTTCATCCAGATAATCATTCAGCAAATCAACTTGCTCATTTATTTTTTTGTCTGCATTTTTCTTTTTACATACATATTGGATTGGTTCCCCGCAAATCTGTCCAGCTTTAAATTTTACAGTTTCAAATGCGTGATTTTCAACCACTCTGTTATTGACTTCTGGACGGACTATTTTGTTTCGGTATAATATCGGCTGATCGCCTTTCATGTACCGATACAAGTAATCAATCAATGTTCGATTTCTATTATGTATGCCAATTGTATCTGATACTACTTTTACTACATTTTGCGGAGTGATTCGGTCAACGCCTGTGTAGGCTACTTTTCGCCCGAAATCACCTCGGCATAAATCTACAAAATTCATTGTATTTCTCAAAGCCGAACCATCCTTTCTACAAAATAAAAAGCACTGGATGTTTTAATCCAATGCTCTACTTTATATTCTACACATATTAAAAGTATCTTTCAGTATACTTCGGTATCATCTTTCGAAACCTTTTATCTTTTTTATTTCTGCTATGGCTTTTAAATGCTTTTTTTTAATGTGAATCTCTGAATAACCCATCTCATCTGCAATGCGAACCAAAGATTTGTACTCAACATAGTGCTTAAATAATATGTCATATAGTAATGGGTCTTCAACCTGTTCTATAGTTCGGACTATTTCTTGTCTTTTTTGTAAAAATTCAGATATCATTTCTGAAATCTCTTCTCGCAGATCAAATATCTTCGCAATCATGTCTCCCATCGGATCACGTTTTACAGAAGTTTGTACCTTTTCTCCAACAGGAATTGCAGATACACTTGTGGAAAGAGAACTGAGCTGTTCTTCTTCGATAAGCTTGTTTTTGATTCTGTTATCATAATTTTCAATCTGGCGTAAATATTGAGCTGTAGTCATCATATTCTATCTCCTTCCCCACATAAAATTTTTGGTTGCTTTTACTTCTGCAAATCTTTTGCTGGCAAGCGTTATTGCAAGCTGTGTAACTCCATCAGCGGCGTCATCATGTTCATTATCGCCAATATAGACGAAGGTAGTTAATTCATCCATAGCCTTTTGATACTGTTTATCTTGATATTTCGGAGCCAAAAATATAAAATTTTGCTTAACATCCCCGGAATATTGATTTATTTTTTCTTTTTTTGCTTGTTTTGAAGGTGCTTTTGTACTTGTCGTGCTGCAAGCGTATTTATGTTCTTTCAAGCGTTCGTTTACATAATAGGCATACATATCTCCACCATTATTTGCTTCAAAATTGATGGATTGAATATTATTTCCCATGATTCTTCCAACAACTAATGGCAATGTTCCTTCTTTTGGTGCTGTGCTAAAAATCCAATCATATATATACACATCTCCATTTTCGTATTCTGCACCCACTGGCATTGATAAGCTATCGCCACCACCCCACGCAACATCGCAAGCAGAAACATTTTTAACAAATCCACCTTCTGGGAGAACTCCGTTATAATATCTCAATTCGTCAGCTGCAAACACAATTCCTTCACGCAAGAAGGGCTTTTGCTGATATTTAGCTTCCCATTCGTTAGCGTCTAACCTAGCTTTCATATCAACATAATATTTTGTTGAAAATCCAACGCCATACTCATAATCGAAATTGGATTCACCATCATCGTTCAAAGCTGGAATTTTTCTAAACCGATACATTGGATTATCCCGATTTAGCTTCTCAATCTTTCCAAGAGGATCATATAAATTCCATCTGGTTCCAACCATAAGTTCTCTTGCACCATCAATCTTACGGTCAACCATCTTGTTTAGATATTCTTGATATGTATTTTCTAATCGGGTAGGACTTAATGAATGTTGCCTATCTCTTACAAGGTCATCCACGTACAAATACCCATCAGAAGAAATATCAACGGCACCTGTCCAAGTACCTTCAATACCACGGCAAGTCATTGTTGCAAATCGGTCTGGTTTGTCCAGGTTTATTTCAAAATCATCAGCACTCTGTTTTTGAAGTTTCGATTGCGGAAAAATTTCACTGTAGTTGTATTCCTGTGTATTAATGAGGTTAAGAAGTTCTCCGTAAAATCCTTTTGCCAGTTTTCCAGAATGACCACCCATGGCACTATGGCTATTCGGTCTTTTTCCCATTATCCATGACATAAAGAAAATACACATAGTAGATTTTCCAACACGGCTCGGAAGTGATAAGCCGTAAAACTCTATCTTTCTTTCTTCCAAATCTTGTAGGTCTTTGGCTACTACATGTAGTGTTTTTTTTCGTGGAATATAAAATTTCTTGCTGTCCGGTCTATTTTTTTCCATATAAAGCAAGTAACTTTCAAATAAATGTGGTGCTTCCAACAACAAATACTGCCAGTAGATATCATCAAAATCACCACTGCCAGTTAATGCAGCACACTTCTCTGCTATGTTATGTGAGTATTGACTTACTTTCATAGCCATTTTCCGTGCTTCTTGGTTCTTTCTGAAAGGAAGGTCAATATTCATATTTAAGAGCAAATCAAGGCAATCTTTTTGATTCTGATAGATTGTCATGTCACTACTGATAATCTGATTCAGTACTGCCCGATACCATTCAAGCGAACCTTCTGTAATTTTTCCCATAAAAATAGAGCCAGACCTCCTTTCTTTTTAGGATTTAGTCTGGCTCTCATGTGGCTCTCTTGACTGGTTTACTTATTATTTAACATTCTCATCAGCTGTCATGTCTCTTGTATCTACGATGGTAGAAGTGTTACCTCCTTGAATCTTTGGTACTTCACCATTCCATTTATCAATCTTCTGTTTTTCAATCAGTTCGGGAGTAAGAGATTCTGCGATTTTTCTATTTGCTTCTGCTTCAGCTTCTGCTTTAATCTTAATTGCTTCTGCTTTTCCTTCTGCATCAATCTTTGCCTGTTCCGCTTGGATAGATGCTTTTTCTTTTTCCTGTTCAGCAGCAATCAGTGCAACTTCTTTATCTTTATCAGCTTGTACTTTGGCTGTTTTAGCTTCAATGTTAGCAAGTTCTAATTCTTGCTGTGCATTTACCTTCTTCTGAATTGCAGCCTGTGTTTCATCATCGGTGGAAATAGAAGTAAAGTTTACTGTATCAATAATAATTCCGTATGGCTCAAACTTCTGTTTAAGATATTCGTCAAGTGCTTCATTCAGTTCCTGGCGTTTATCACCGAAAACATCTGTTACTGGATACTTCGCAGTTACTTCCTGCGTCCATGCTTTCATCTTAGGCTTAATAAAAGTATTTTTCACAGATTCCCCGGATTGACCTTTGAACTGAGTAAATACATCAGTTACTCTGCTCTGATCGAATTTATAAGAAAATTCAAGGTCAACTTGAAGCGATTTACCATCTGCTGTTGGTGTCTTGAAGCTTTCATCTTTTGGAGAATCGCCCTTATCCTCAGAT